TTGCATATTGTATAGCACCTTCTCTTAAATCATCATTATTAACAGCAGTATCACCAGCCGCATCTGCAACAGCAAACATATGTCCTACGATATCTGCACCAGAGTTAAAATCGATATTTACGATTCCACCCATGCCACCGTCTGAACCATCGGTATCTTCTGTTACCCAAACTTCACAATTCCAACCAGCATCTAAATCTGTTACGGTTGGGAGGTCAAGTTCTGTTGTTGCCGCAGGATTTACCAAAAAGATTGTTCCACTATCTGCTTCTAATACAGTGTAGTCTCCTACTAGCTTTCTAATCTTTTTAAGATATCCACCGCTTGCCGAACTATTTGAGTTTAAATAATCACTTCTCACGTTACACTCCTATATGTTTTCTAAGTTAATAAGAGCATGAGTCTCAGGAAGAGAAACTTCAAGACCTGCTTCTGTAAGAATCATGTCTTTTCTCAAGTCCTCATCAGCCGCTTGGACATTGGTCATAATCGAAGTATCACGATTAACACCATTACCAACAAGTGGTCGAAATGAAACATGGTCTAAGTCAACAAAGCACATATGACCTGAAGCATTGTTTCTGAACAAAGGTTCTTTAACAATACTACAATCACCATGAACAGTTTCAATTTTCATGACCTTGTGACCAAATGAACCTTGACTTTTTTCAAAGTTGTATTGTGATTTACTAGCTGTCATACTTCCTTCAGCAAATCCACTTATTTTATTAAAGTGAGATACAACTGGTAAAGAAGCTAAACACAACTTAGCACTAGAACCACCTCGAGCTGGGTCATACATTGTTTCAAATGCGGACAATAGACCATCATAGGTCAATTCACTTGTAGCATATGAAGCCAAATAAGGAACACCTTCTGAGTAAGAACCAATAGAGCCATCAGTAGTAGCAGTTCCATTCACTAGAATGTTTCCCACTATACCTTCAGTATATTGAATCCCGCCTTGAGAACCTCTCATACCAAAGAGCATAGCCCTTTCGATATCAACTTTATGTTCACGAAGTTTTAAGTTCCAGATACGTTGCCATTCATCAGCATAACCACGATAAACTGTAGCACGTGCTGTATTTGACATTTCACAAGCTGTTTTAAAGATTTGGGTATAACCATAATCATTATCCATTTCTTGTGACCATACATCTGGAGCACCTGAACCTTGCTCATACGATGTTCCAATTACAACACATTCACCATCATCATCAAGCGTTGTAGTACCACTACCAGCACTATTAGCAATGGTCTTTACAACAATAGTTGTATCAGAACTATTGTGATTTACAGATTCTATTCGAGCTGTAGCTTGAGTGATAGCTTCTGTATCAGCACCGCCGCCTTTATTGACGTTCTGTGCCATTTGAACTACCATTCCTTTAATGAGCCAGCTAACAGCCGCTCCACCGCTAGTGTCAACAGTTAGCGTTGTATTGCTTCCTGCCGCCGCTAGAGTTCCGCCACCTTTTTGAAGAAAGCTTCTATCGGTCATAGAGACCTTAGTTCTATCTTCTAGAAATCGGAATTGAGAATCCGTAGTTGGAACCTTTCCAACTTTTGACAAGTAAACAAAAAATGGAGACTCTTCTGGGGCTAAATCAGCGACCCTATCACTAAAATCATATAATCTACGTGATGGAA